TCGGCCACGCCCAGACCGCCGACCTTTGCCTAGTCCGCCCCGGCAGTCGTCCAATCACCGTGCAGGTGAAGACCGGCACGATAGACCGAGGCGCCTACCATGTCTCGGTCAAGCGCGGCACCAAGGGCATGAGCCCGCGGCCCTACCAGGTCGGCGACTTCGATGTCCTCGCCGCCTACCTGCCGGACCGCAATCAATTTGTCCTCTGGTCGTTCAACGACATCTGCAGCCGAGTCTCAATTCGCTACAGCCCCGAGCGCCACCGGCAGCCGGGAAACTGGGCTCTCCTTGACGAGGTCGCAGCCTCCCTGTGCGTCTCAGCTATCGTTGCATGAATATGAGATTGTTTTTTTTTTTTTTTTCAGCGAGGAGTCTGCTCCCGCGTATTAAGAACCTATCAACAATTTCACCCCTAGGACAGCCGATGTCCGACCCCCTGCCTAATACTTTGCCCATATTTTTATGAAACCCGCAAAACGCACCAAGAAGGCGGCTGCCGTTAAGCCGAAACCCATCAACGTCAATCTCGACTACGTCGATCAGATCACCGACGAGGCCACGACAACGACCATGGCCCTGCGCGCCCTGATCCACACGATGGCCAACGAGATTGCCGACCTGCGCGCTCAACTGGAGGCATGCAAATGATCCTGCGCAACGGCAAGGTCTACCGGATTGAGGACGGCGTGCCCGGTAACCCGCGAATCCGGCACGCAGAGTTTCACCAAGCATGCGACCGATGGCTTGGCGCGCGAGGGCTCATCACTGCGCCCAGCTTCCGCAACTCCGGCTTCCTTTTTGGCGCCGGCAAACGGAGGAAGGCGAAATGAGCAACGTGACTGTCGGCAGCATTAGCTTCGGCCACCTCGCCGAGGGCAACTGGCACAAGGCCGAGGCCCAGCGTCTGGCTGCGGAGAATATCGACATTATTCGCCGCTTCAATCACGCCAAGCGGCTCCTCGAAAAGTGCGCCTCGCCGGACGCCGCAACCGACGAGCAGCGCGTTCTCTTTTTGCAGCGCGAGGACGACCGGCTATGAGCGCGGGTAAGGGCGACAGTCCGAGGGCCGTGGACGGCGAGAAATACCGGGCAAATTTTGACCTTATTTTTCCCATAAAAAAACCTTGTCCTTTGGAAAAAGTTTCCGACATTTGCCAACAGACGACAACAGATGACCAGCCGTCCACACCGGCAGCAGTAACAACGGACGACGGCCATGCCCGATAAAAAACTTAAACCCGAAACCACACCGGAAATATGGCTCGACCCATTCACCCTCGAAAGCATCCCGCTCGTAGACGCGGCGTGCGCGCGATGGCTCAAGCGCCGGGACAACCTGCGGAGGCGCGCCCATGAGCTTAACCCTGCTGCTGTCCCTCGTCCTGCTCTCGGTCCTTTTCCTGATCGTGGTGGCGGATGACGACAACGACAACTTCGTATGACAAACCTCATCCCACACGATGCAGCGACCGAAGCCTATGTCCTCGGCGCGCTAATGAACCACGGTGAGCTTCTCGGCGAAACGCCGGAGCTGACCGACGAGTATTTTTGGCGACCGGACCACCGGATGGTCTTCGCCACCATCTCCGAGATTGTCGTCGATGGCGGCACGCCGGACCTCATTCAGGTCACCCGCCTGCTGGAAGCCCGCAAGGAGCTGGTCAAGGTCGGCGGACCCGGGGCGGTCACCGAGATGATCGGCGCCGCGCTGACCCGCAACATCGACTACCAGCTCGCCATCCTCCGCGACTACGCAGCGCGCCGCAAAATCATCGCCGCGGCTGACCGGATGAAAGCCGCCGCGCAGGACATCACGCAGGATGCCGACGATGCGCTCGCCACCGCCGGAGCCGCCGTGCTGGACATCGATCTTGCCGGCAAGAACGACAGTATTCAGCCCGCATCCGCTATGATGAGCGAGGCACTCGCTGAGTTGCAGCGCAGCGTGGAGCAGCGCGGCAAGCCCCGGGGTTTGCTCACCGGCTACAAGACATTCGATCTTTGGACCGGCGGACTGCGCGAAGGTCAGATGGTGCTCGTTGCCGGTCGTCCGGCCATGGGCAAGTCCGCGCTCCTCGTTAACATCGCCGACAAGCTCGTCAACCGCGGCGTTCCGGTGCTGCTCTTCAGCCTCGAAATGCTCCGGTTGGAGCTAATTCAGCGCATCATCTGCGCGCGGTGCTCGTTTGACAGCACCCGCTTGAAGCTCGGCGACATCGACACACCCGAAATGCGCCGACTCCAGCATGAGCACATGCGTCTGGCCGGTCAGCCGCTATTCATCGACGACCAGGGCGGTCTTTCGATCATGGACATCCGCTCACGCGCACGCCGCGCCGTCAAAAAACACGGCGTGAAGGTCATCCTTGTCGATTATCTGCAGCTACTCAGTGCGAAAAACGCCCAGAGCCGCGAGAACGAGGTCGGATTTGTCTCCCGCGGACTGAAAAGCATGGCGATGGAGCTGAAGGTGCCGGTCCTCGCCGCCGCCCAGCTCAATCGGCAGGCCGAAAGTCGCGGCGACAACCGCCCGAAGATGGCCGACCTGCGCGACTCCGGCCAGATCGAGGCCGATGCCGACATCGTTTCGCTGCTTTATCGCTCCGCGTACTACGAGCAAGGCAGCAATCCGCAGGAAAGCCACGAAACCGAGTGGATCATCGCCAAGCACCGCGCCGGCCGCACCGGAACGATCCCGCTCACGTGGAATCCGCCGTTCACCCGCTTTGACAGCGTCAGCGACCGCTTCACCGACGAGGCCGCAGCCGCTTGGGGCGAAGAGACGAAGGTCTCCGAGCTGTTTCCGGTGGATAAGAAGCTCATGGAGGCGATCAACGAATGATCAACTCCCGCCAGAAAGGCGCCACGTTTGAACGTGAGGTCGCCAAGGCTTTGACCGCCGAAGGTTTTCCGGCCAAGCGGGGCGCGCAGGTCACGCAGGGAGCTTGGGGGCTCTCCGCGCCTGACGTTGTGGTGCCCTGCTTGCCGGATTGGCATTTCGAGTGCAAGCGCCACGGCCGCGCGCGACTCAACCTGGATGACGCCATCTGCCAAGCGCGCCGCGACGCCAACAAAGGTCTCGGTGCCGGCAAATATCGCTACTCCGCGGTCATCCACCGCAACGACCACTGCGACATGCTCGTCACGCTGACCATGCACGACTTCTGCGCCCTCATGGGTCGCTCCGACTTTCCTATCCAACCAAAGCAAAGCCATGAATAAAACCATAACTACACCGGTGGGCATCGCCCGCTATCCTCATCTCAATCGTCCTGACAAGAAGTATAAGGAAGAAGGAGAATACAAAGTGAACCTCGAGATGTCCTCCGAGGAAGCCGAGCCCTTCATCAAGCAAGTCGAAGCCCTTTTCAGCGAGTTTGTCGCTGCGAAGAAGGTTGAGTTGAAGAAGGAAAAACTCAAGCTGCACGACGCTCCTTGGCAAGAGAACGATGGCCAGACCATCCTCAAGCTGCGCGTCAAAGCAATCGGCAAAAGCAAGAAGACCGGCGAGACGTTTAACCGCACGCCGAAGCTCTTCAACGCATCCGGCGAGGAAATCACCGACAACATCGGCGGCGGCAGCAAGCTCAAGGCCGCAATCGTGCCATACTGCTGGTACACGGCGTCCCTCGGCGCCGGCATCACGTTGCAACCCAGGGCCGTGCAGGTGCTTGACCTTGTCACCTGGGGCGACGGCGGCAGCGCATCGGCCTACGGCTTTGACGTCACTGAGGCCAAGCCGGAAGCCAAGCGCACCGGCACCGACGACGAAGAAGTTAGCTGGTAACCAGCCATGCCAGCCAAGACCACACGCAAATCAAGCAAGGGCAAGGGCGCTTCGGCGCCTGAGCCCGACCGCTTCACCGAAGACGGCAAGAAGATCGTCAAGCTGCAGAAGCTCCGCTCGCACCAGAAGTATCTCATGCGGGACGGCACGCAGGTGCCCGGGGCTTCCACCATCTGCAAGATCGGCGACGACCAGAGCAACCTCATCACCTGGGCGTGGAATCTCGGCAATGCCGGACAAGACTTCCGCAAAGTCAGGGATAAAGCCGCGGACATCGGAACGATCTGCCACTTCCTCATCGAGTGCCACTTCCACGGCTGGGTGCCAGACCTCGCCGAGTATGCCCCGGACGACATCGAGCGCGCCAACATCGCCTTCCGCAACTTCAAGACGTTTTGGGAAGAGCAGGAGTTGACCGTCCTTGAGCCCGAAGTGCAGCTCGTCAGCGAAGAGCACATGTTTGGCGGCACCATCGATGCTCCGTCTGTGGATAAGCAGGGTCGCATCGTCTTGCTCGACTGGAAAACCAGCAGCGGCATCTACCTCTCGCAGAAGCTGCAGCTCGCCGCGTACGAAAGGCTCTGGAATGAAAACAGACCGGATCAAATCGTGCAGCGCCGCGCCGTTGTCCGCATCGGCAAGGACCGCGCGGACGATCACAGCATCGAGTGGATGTTCAGCAGCCAACCGGAGTGGGAACTCTTCAAGGCACGCTTGGATCTCTACTACGCGCAGCTCCGCTACAAGAAAGCAGCCTAACATGACAGCACTCGAGTCCGCAGTAAAACTTCACGACTTCATCCGCTCAAATGCCGGCGAAACGTCCGACTGGCCG